GTTGTAGCATTACCCGGAGGAATCCATAGGCCAATTTTATTACCACCAAGGTGAGGTTGTAATGTTGTATCTAAACCAGATGGCCCCATTTGTGTAAGATTCATTCTACCGGCTCGTTTAGAACCATAAATAGAGATTGTATCCGCAGCAGGAGCAGATGGGGTAATTAAAGGTAGATCAAGTTCTGTATCAATAATATGATCTTGGTTCCATCTATCTACTGATACCTGCTTTGCACCATCATTTGTACCAGTAGCAGTATATGCATGTTTAATAGCCATATTTATCCTTTATACGTAGAAATTAGGAGCTTTATTTTTAGTTGTAGCTCTATCTACCTGATAGTGCAAATCAACACATACACCAAATGCTTGTGCGTCTAGAGTATCATTAGGATGGGTGGCATCACGAAATACTCGCATTAGAATAATAGTATCTGGTTCTAAATAAGTAAACGGTATAATATCAGCATCTGAAACTTCAGCTACATAATGTTTATATTGAGTACCATCGCAATACTGTTCTTTATATACAGTAACAGCAGGAGTAAATACCATCTGTTGATGACCTTTCGCTAAGGTATATTCAAATCCCCAACGAACTGTGCCTGTTGATGTAGTATTACATGACCAATGAATATGAGGGTACATATTAGTACCCATAGCATAATCATGATCTATATGGAAACTAGCAAAACCCTCTTGCATATCATTTTGACTGAAAGCAGCCATATAGATATTATCCTTGAATAACTGCATTGGAGGTTCTGTTGCTCCACCACGACCAATTAACTGAATAACATTATCACGCCATCCAAAACTAGTCCTAGTATCCAAATCGGAGAAGTTACCATCTAGTTCTGAATAAGTTAACTCAGAACCTTTTTGTGATCGTAATGTAATCATAACTTCTCCATAAATAATTAAGCGTGAGTAATAGATGCGGAGTTAATAGTTACCGTTTGACCAGCAGTAATATTTACTGAATCAAGTACAACATCAGTAGCAGATGTACCGACTGTCAAACCAGTAATAATATCCGTACCTGCGGTAGCTGTACGAATACGAGCAGCAGCAGCAGTACCGGAAGCATCTGCAGAAGTATCAGAAGCAGGCATAGTAAAAGTAAGTACACCAGCAGATACTGTTCCAGCAGGGTTAGCTAGAGGGATAGTAGCTAGAATAGAGGCCATACCAGTAGTACCAATTTCAAGTACGCCAGTAGTACCGATTGCTGTAACTACAGCACTTAAACGAGAGTTCTTAACAGCAGTTGTATATGTAATAGCCATTTTATTTCCTTAAATATTTAATAGGTAAAGTGAAGCAGATATAGAACTGCCTAAAAACGTAGCTACAGTAATATCAATTTTGTAGCCTTGAAGTAAGTTTCCACCGGAAGCTTTAAATGTCGCAGTAGAACTTGAATTTGAAATATCTGTTATAGTTAAACCACTAGGGGTAGCAACAACAGAAGTGGTACTAGTAATATAATCACCTTGTGTTAATCTATTTGAGAAATTAACAGCTACATTAGCAATTTCAAGTGCAGTTTTGGTTAACGTAATATCTGACTGTGTACCAGTTAGACTATCTAACCATTGTTGTTCAGTACCAATGAATCCATTATTCAAAGCAACTTGATATGCACTCAAACCTTGAGGGCCAGCAGATGAATCCGTTACTACATTAACTGCTGAAGTTTCTGTAATTACTACATCAGCAACTGCTTGCGTAATAATTATATCAGTCATAGGCGAGTAACCTCTGATACATAGTTAATCTTACCATATAAAATAGTATACTGAGGATTAGAACCCGGATATACTACTTCAAGATCATATACAGCATATTGTTTTGTCATCAGTGAAGTAACAGTCGCTGGAAAATGCAAAGTAAACTGCCCATTAACTGCACTATCTACAGTAATTCTAGAATTGGCAGTTGTAAGTGTATCTAATACTTCTGTACTATCAACTGATTCTCGGATTTGCATTTGAATACTACAACCTGTAATATCAACAGGAAGTAAAGGATCACCTGACTTCCATTGCATAGGTTTTGATTGAGTAGAACCTTTATAGATGGTAAAATCTAGTTTAGCTGGAAGCATATTATTATCCTTATCAACCAGCCATCATAAAATGATATGCTGGAGTTTTAACTGTACCCGGAGTAGTCCCCGGTAAATTACTAGTATTTAATGTTACAGTAGCATCAGCCCAAATATATAATCTTAGCTTTGTATCGAACTGCAGTACTAATCTACCATATGCATCCCATTTAGCTGATACCAAGCTACGTTCAGGATCGGAAGTTAGGGCAGCTTTACCAAGAAAGACTTGCTTGATTGGTTCTGTACGAACTAAAGGCTCATTACGGGGTCTAGGAGCCTCTTGGAGGCGTTTATTTATGATAGCTGCTGGTAGCTAGGGACAATCGGTTCATTCATGTTTAACCACCTTCATTTCTTATTTGTTATGTTTAGCTTTAAGAATATCAGCAACGTACTCATATGATTTTTTAGTTGCTTTCTTTTCAGCGGCTTCTGCATTTTGCATTGCAGCAAGAGAAGCAATTCTGGATTTCTCTTCGGAAGCACCACCGGATAATGTTTGATTAAAAACTCGGATAGCTACTTCTTGAACTTTTGCAGATTTCTTTGATGCCCATTGTGGAGGATTATCTTTGCTATATTTCTTTTCAATATACGCACTCAATTCTTCAGTATCATACTCTTTTGCTGTTTCAGCTAAAGCAAGAGCTTGAAGTTTTAGATCATCAATAGGGCCACCCATTTCCTGAGCATCGCATGTACGGATGGGACTGCATGTAATATTGAATAATGTGCAAAAAGCAGTAGGTCTTGACTCAATATCGGCCCACTTTGGAATTAAAGGTAGATCGGAAGCTTTAATATTTAAAGCAGGGCCATTTTTAATGCATTCATCAATGAAAGTAGTAGCTAAATAATGCTCGCAATTAGCACATAATCTACCTCTAGCATCACCTTCACTAATCTGCCATTTCTTTGCTTTATCTGTCCAAAAGGAAAGATTACTTTCTCTTGGGTTAGCTGGCCCTAGACCATGATTAGCAATTGTATCTAGATGGTTCTTAGCATTTATAGAATTATCAAGTAAAGCCTCTGGACATTTTTCATTATCAATCATAATATTCCTTATGCAGCATTATCTACATTAGTTGAAGATGTATCTGTACTAGCTACAGAACTAGATGTTCCGTTTACACCACCAGCAGCCATGCCATCACCGGCCCTTGAACTATTACCTGTCATCAATTCTTCTTGTGGTTCAAGATCATCAGGTAAAGCATCAACACCCGCTGCAGTACGTACAGCATTGAGAACAGAACGATCTTTCTCAACCATACCTGTAGAAGCAATACGTTGCCAGAATTTACTAACGGTTTCCATATCGACTGTATGTAGATTTTCATAATCTAAAGTACATGCGCGAGCAGGATCGAAACCATTTAGTTCATACAACTGCCGAATAACATCACGATTAAATACTTCAATGATATTATCAAGCATTGATTCAGCAGCAGCACCTGTTAGACTATTCTTAATCTGACCTAATGCAAAAGAACCTACACCACCTTGACCAAGTACTAATACGTCAGCAAATAAACCAGTATAGATTTGATTCTGATAAAATTCCTTAACCTTACCTGTATCAAATGATTTCTTACCATCTGAATTAAGTAGTGTTAATGAAAATAGTTTTTGTCGAGTATCAGGATCGGTAGCTGAAGGTAGAATAATACCTGATTGTGAGTTATTTTGAATATTACGAATGATATTCTTGAAGTTCTCGTAGATAGCTTTCTGTTCTGCGCTTGCATCAGCAGACATGTACTGAGCAGGGATTTCTAGAACAGGTAGACCTTGTAAGTCACGAGCTACACCAGCAGCTTCAATTTCTTGAATAACAGTAAGGTATCTCCATGCAAGGTATACATCACGTAAAGGTGATTTACCAAACGGATCGCTGCGATTACGACCTGTGGTAATATGCACAACTTTGGACATAGGTAGAACTACACGGAGATTCTTACCTGTACTATAACGCATATTATTTACACTGGAGGCATTCTGCTCTACTCCAACAAGTTCATTACCTTCTTTATCATAGATAAAACGATAAATACTTTCTTGGTGACGTAATGCTAATTTCTTTAGTCCGATCTTATTATCATCGTATAGACTACCATTAGCTTTTGTTCTCTTGCGGAATACTTTTTCATGAACAGAGAAACCGTAGATATTACTTGATAAAGCATCCTTAATGAAGTCACGGAATGAATGCTCCATATCACCCAAGCACTGATTAATAAATTCAGTCTGCTTCTTTTCTTCTTCTGTAGCATCCTTGGGTGGAACTACTCTCCAATCAACCTTTGAGATTAAATTATCATAAAGAGACAAGCATGAATTGATCGCTGAATGATAACTCATCTCCTTATATGTATAGGCAGATTGAGGCCAGTTTAATTCTCGCTTTGTTTCTTCATTACTAACACCATTAAATAGCTGCAACCCACTGTACCCGATTTCGCCAATCTGAAATCTTTCTGGTTTATCTTGCGGTGCAACAGCCTTTTCTACGGTTTGAGTTTGTTTGGTTCTAGCCATTAGTAAAGGCTCCTTTCGATGGAGGTAGCCTGAGAAAGCTACCTTTAATTTATTTATGGTATAGTTACACCAGAGACAGGGATACTGCTACTTGGGTTAACGCTGTAGGCTGGAGTTTGAGATAAGTCCGGGAGTGAGAATGATGGTAATATTAGAGTCTTATTTAAATGAAAGAATGCATCCGAAGTAGCATCTGCGCGATCATCAAAAGTTTTACTAGTGAACTCTGTCTGTTCTAACTCGTTGATGTAATCCTCAGTCCAATCTGCTCTTACTACAGATACAAATCCAGCCTCTGCTACTGAAGCAAAAGGTAAGAATCTTTGTAATTTACCTCTATCAGGCCTTGTTAGTTTTACCGTAAACCCTCGTTCACCTAATCTACGAGCTAAATCTTTGCAATAAGCACCTGCAGTTGCACCGGGGTCTAGAGGTAATGAAATAATGCAATCTCTACCATCACGTTCAGCGGTCATAAAGATTGCTTGTTCTACTTCGTGTACTCGTTTACGTAGTGTAATAACATCTTCTACAGTATATTTATTTACTCGGTCTTCCTTGGATATTAGTACGCCTGCTGTAGCATCAACACGAGGTTTAGATTCAGAAACTTCACTAAAAGCTAAATCCCAAGCACGACAACGCCTCAAAGCACGTACATTTGCATGATTTACAAATTCAACCCAATCTCTACGGAAATAACCAGATCGTTGTTCTCTAACCCATGCACCATGTAATAGTCTTCTTGATTCAACAGGAGGTAATGCTTTAAGTGTAGAAATGTAACCTTCATTCTGAGCTAAACCTACAGGGTTATCAAAAATAGTACCGGGAATATAACGATAGCTCTTAACGGGGCTATTAGTACCTTCACCATGTAGTCTAGTTGCTTCTTCTTTTGTATCGTAAAATGTAATACCACTGGAATCTTTTACGAAGTATCTTTCACCGTATACTTCTTGTCTAATAGGTACAAGGTTATCATCAAGCATATGCTCAACGAACTGCATCAAGAACGAATTAGGATCGGGGTTGCATGTTGCATGCGCCTGTAATGGGTAGTTAACACGAGTAGAACGAAGGCGACTTAAGGCATAGAATACGTTATCACCTTCAAGCTGCTGGCACTCATCAAAGGCAATCCGCGAGTACTCTCTACCTTGCAAATTCATTCTATCTGCAGGTTTATCTAAGTAGGTAAACTGAAGTTCTGCTCCACTTGAAAATACAATAGTTAAGTCTCTACTCTTGATTTTCATCTTGGGGTCAATCTTGGAATAAAGATTGATAGCAGCATCAAATAGACCACCAGAACCAGATAACATCTTGGTAGTCTTACGGATAATTACTGCTCTTGTACCGGGGTCACCAATGATAGGTAGCATACTACCAAGTAAGCAAAAACTTTTACCAGCGAACGCAGCACCACCGTATATTGTGAACCAGCTATCACTTAATAGAAACTGACTTTGTGGCTCGGAAGCTGGTGCAAATACTACGTTGCTCATTTTACTCCTAGTGTTATTTATTATTCTGTTTTAAGCATATGCAATGAAAAAGCAGGAGCATTATTCTGCTCTTGAATTTCTGTACCTTCTGCTTCGGGGTCTTCACCTTCGTATAGATCAAGCGTTAATCTGCGGTATGCGTCCATTAGGATCGTACAAGCTTTAAGAACATTAGCGTGACTCGCTTCCTCGTTCTTCATGATCTTAGCAGCCTGCATAACACTATCAGCTACGTGCGGCTTGATCTTGCGTAGTAGCATTAGGAGTTCTCTTTCGCGTAACTCGCGGTTAGTAGGCTTTTCACCTTTTGGAGCAACAGGGCGACCTTTTTTATTAATAGAACCTTCAGGGCCACGCCATCCAGTTTTCTTCTTTGGTTTTTCTTCTTGTAGTTCTGCAGGTTCGGCCATATTATTCTCCTAATCTTCTATTGTTAATCCTGCTTACAAGTACAGGGTAAGTCTAACGTGCTTACTGTTGATATTCACGGCAATCTATTCACGACTCCTTGGCGGGATTGTCGGGAGGGTATCAGCCTCTGTTATACATGCGCTTCATGCCACCGCATGGACACCTAGAGCAAAGCTCTTAACCGTTAATGTCAAACGATCCTAAGGGGATTCTTACAACCCGTAGCTATCATCCCTATCGTCATAAAACACAGCAGGAGTTTTACCTGAAGGATTTAATAGATGATTCTTTTCAACTTCATAGTCTTCATCACCTACTACAGAAGTAGGTAACGTATCTACGCAATTTTGGCACTCTAATTTATTATTATGCCAAGCATTAGTTCTGAAATAATCACCGCAGGATACACAGATAGTCATTTTTATTATTATGTAAGTTAGGTTAGGTTGGTTGCGAATAATCTGAATCGAACAGATGACCTGCAGCTTATGAGACTGCTGAGATACCACTTCTCTATACCGCAATATTCATTCTGCTTCTGTTTCTTGGTGCAGGAACCTCAGAGATGTTGATGCTTTAGGCTCCCTAGTCTCCTGAGAACTTAATCCCATTCAATCAGCCGTGTCCTCCTCGGGGCATCACCCGGAGCTATTTATTCTTGTACTTCTGTTTCTTGGATGTACAACCTCAGAGAGTTTAGATTAGCTCTCAAGTCTTCGACTTATACTCTTGGTGGATGACCTAGGTAACGCTCCTAGCGAGTACTAAGACAAGGGATTTACAGTCCCTCCCGCCTCTTTAACGGAATACTCATCCTGAATTAGCGCTGGTTACGAATCCAGCTTTACATAGAATATGCAGTAAAGGAGTTAATTAAAGCTGCATACGAACGTAATCGGTTAGCTAACCCTTAGTCTACAAAATCTTAATGATTACAACCGCAGACACTAAGCGCTTAATGCTTAACTTTACGGACAATCAGAAGTTGTATTTATGGATTAGACTTAATTATATCATGATAATTATGCGAAGTCAAGGTAAGTTGATTTACCTCAGAGTAAGAAACTAATCTTTGTGCTGAGGGGATTAGATCGTGTTGACCGGCTGGTTAAGCTTGACGATGCGCGGCTGCGACACGCCGATGCGGTAGGAGCCGGATGTGTCGCTTGGCGAAACTATGATTGAGAACACCGAAGCCGTTGTCAAATTCGCAGACACATCACCGTACACCAATGGCGGGAACGCAATATGCCCAGTAAAAGGACCATAGATGGTTGCCGCAAGACCGGGAACCAGCATATCCACCAACACGCGACCAGACCCGATGCTGTCACGCGTATCAACCCTTGCATTCATTCCACTGGAAACCAAATTCAGGACGCCGCTTAGTGGTGCTATGTATATGTCAAATTCAAAACCCCATATATCACCTGAACTGATAGCCATTGGGGCTACCATTCCAACCGCTGTTGCGGTTGGGTCATAACTCATAGTCAACTGGGCATTACTACTTGCCCCAGTAATGGTTACATCGCACGTTTGAAATGGTTTGCCGTTAATTACTTGCACCTGTGCATTTGATAGGGTGCAAGATGTATTGGCAACGGCTATTCCAGTTGCTACTGTCCCATATCCTTTGGTGCCAGTATTAGCAAACAATGAGTTGGCGTAGTTGTTTACCCCTTGGTAGCGGGTATTAGCACTCATGCCGAACAATGTGGTTAGCGCGTTGGCCTCTTGAGCAGCCATCATGTATTGGCCCCATGTTGTCAGATGCGTACCATCTGTACTCATGTTTGCAAGGTACGCACCAGTGGAGTCTGAAACCACTCCCAAGGGGCTTACGAAAGTAACTTTCCCCGCATATTGAGATGCATAGGATGCGAATAAAGCATTCAATTGCAAAATCGCGGATCGGGTTGATGCGAGGTCTGTAGGGACACCTGAGTATCCGTAAATCCCCTCATCTACCACCGGAATGTTTGCGGACATAAACCGCTGAATAATCTGGCAGTGCCGTGCAAATACGGATGCCACTGTTGCAGAAAGTGTTCCCGCTGTAACGGTTACGATGTCATTTATTGAGCCACCACGAAGAAGAACAACGTGAGGAGCAGAATTGATTACGTCTGTAATCGCTTTTCTCGTCACGGATGCCGCTGCTTGATCCCGTGCGAGCATTGCGGTGGTATTGTCTCCAGAAACACCCCCATTGCACACAAGATAAGCAAGCGGGTACGTCATACCCAAAGCCCACTTGTCAACCGTCGTGCTCAACTGCACAGTGCCAGACTGCCATGCCGACGATATGGCTTTCGTCATATCTTGATTCGCTGGGCTTTGAACGGTTCCGCAGTTTGCGGTGGAGTCCCCAAAGGTAGCCACGCGCAATGGTGTGGTGCGCAATCCATTGATAGGAATACTCCCACCTTGCGGTGTCACCAGCCCCGTAACCACCCCGGTGAGAGGATCGGTTACGTACGTAGCTACATCGTTAACTGAATAAGTTCGTGTACTGTCATCACTGAACTCAATGGTCGTATACCCATCATATCCCTGATAGACTTCTTTAACAGTTTTTGCTGGCATCTTATATTCCTTTATTTAGGGTTATAACCCTTGATTAATCTTAATTCCTACCCATAATTTACATAGAAGCCTCTACAATCCGTCTTAAGCCTCTATAGCACTGCTAGTACCTAATTGATCTTTCCGTGCCTCTAAAGGCCGTTTAAAGCCCTTAGTGCACCTTCTGGTATACCTTAGCTCACTAGCTAATCACTTAGTGTGTACTTACTTATTAACTTTACATACTTTAATTGCAGCTTAGTAAACTTACGTCTAGCTACAGAAATATCCTGAATTACTTCCTTACGTATTCTACCGTTATGTTTATAGCACAGTATATATGAAAACATATCCGTATTATGAGGTATTAACTTAAGATCACCAGATATATTTTTCATGGATTCAATAAGCTGAAGATATTCCTTCTTCTGAAGTAGGATTAGATTATGAAATCTATTATCTAATGAATCCATATTTTTATGAAACACAACTTGGAATCTTGCTGGTTGCTTACCTGTGGATATAAACCAAGCTAAACGATCAGCTTTTATCTTTAGCTTTGCACCATGAATAGTTGTAATTATTCTATTCTCTTCATCAGGTATAAGCTGTCTCTCAGGTCTAGGAGGATTACTCTTACTCAAGCAGTAAAAAGTACCAGCACAAGCATCATAATGAATGAATTTAAGAAGGTCTTTTAGATTAACAGCTTGGGCAGATTTCATTAAGCAAAATTCCTTATATAATTTATTACCTGATATATTTCTGTGTGTATGAATTGCCATAAATCCGTTATTTGGCAATGACTTAGGAAGGTATTCGCATGTATCTTATGCGGTAGTGACGTAAGTTATAATGAGGAACCATGCCATTTTGCCAGAATCCAGACTGCCTCAACAATAATGCAATAGACTCGGACTGGTTCGTCAAGATAGGGTATTACGTTCCCAAGCGGACCGGAGTCAAAGTTCCGCGATTCAAATGCAACGAGTGCGGTAAGACATTCTCATCGCGGACCGATAAGCCCAACGCACACCAGAAAATGCCAGAAATCAACAAGCAGTTGTTTGGGTTGCTGGTCAGCGGGGTGTCATTGCGGCGAGCCGCCGAGCTTTTGGACGTTCAATACAAGACCGTCTTGCTGCATTTCAACTATCTGGCCAAGGTTGCCGAGCAACAGCACGAGAAGTTTTTACGGTCAATAAAAACCGAGTTTGTCCAGATTGACGAGTTGGAAACTTTTATACACGCCCGGCCCTGCTGTGTATCCGTCCCCATGGCCGTTCGGGTAAAAACTGGCGAGATACTTGGATTCGCTGTTGCTGAAATGCCCGCCAAGGGGAAATTGGCTGCTATTGGTGCATCCCCAAAATACAATTGGACCAAGGATAGGCGGGCCTATGAATTCCAAGAAATGTTGAAAAGCTTCGCTGGTAGCTTAAAGCCCAGCATCACGTTCAGAAGCGACCTAAACACGTCTTACGCTGGGTGGATTGCTGCCGTAGTGCCGCACGCAAAGCTCGAACAAGTGAAGGCCAAAGGTGGCGGCAAGAAAGCTCCGCCAGGAGCCCCGAAGGGCTTTGACGAGCTATTCGCCATCAACAACACATTTGCCAGGATGAGGCATGACATAAACCGGCTTGCTCGAAAAACGTGGTCAACGACCAAGACTATTGCGGGACTGAAAAAGCATCTGTGGCTTTACGTGGCCTGGAATAACAAATACAAACTTAAATAGCCGGATTAAAGTTGGCTAACGACACATCAAAAGTCGAGAGTTCTACTGTAAGGGAAGCTACCTTTTCGGAGTATTCAACCACAAAACGCTGCGCCGCTGCCAATCGGCTCCTCGCATCCTCAAGTTCGTTGCCGACCCTGTAACGATTTGCGGCTTGAATCGGATTTTCAGCCTTAACGATAGAAAGCGGAACGCTCATATCATTGCTTTGTTCGCAGCAGCGAACCGAATATGACGTGCGAATGCTAATCTCATCTTCCGAAACGGTGATGTCATCCACATGGTCTTTACCGATAGTGCACTCACCCGCCGCCTCAAGCACCGGGTCGATTGCATCCCGCCACTCATCAATATTTGCACTGCAATAGGTGGACACCTGCTGCTCGGCAGCAACGGTAAGGTCATACAGGTTCATGTAATTCTCCATAATTTTGTCTAGTTTCAGGTTGTGTTTATTTTACCATTTTTCACCTAAATCATCAATAGAAATCTTCTATTCCATACACACTCAACTACATCAGGTAATATAATTTACGTTGTATTGTCGGTTTAAGCCAAGTATATAAAGTTTATACCGACTATGAAATGTAATATAGTTTGGTTTCTGCACAAAAGAATCTATTCAGCTTCTGCACAAGTAAATAATTTTATTGATTTATTCTCAAACAAGAAATAGCTAAAGGAATACTTCAGGAAAATCAAAGTATAGGAGAGTATAACATAAGTTATAATCTGTGTTGTAACATAGGTTTAGCGTGGAAATCAACGTAAGGTTTATCCTATGATAAATACAGAGTATAACTTATAGTATAAACCAGTATAGTTTAATTTATAAGTTTATTACCTTGTTAATATAATAACTTTAATATAACTTTAGTATTACCTAAGTTTTAAACGTAATACTGCCTTTTAGGAAGTAATGTCAACAAAGCTATATGCTTCTCGATTACAACCTGCAGGCAGCAGTTCAGCTTAAAACTTAGAAATACGAATAACTTAAGGTTTGACTTTATTGTTACTACGTCTTTGACTAATTATGGTGTGCTTATGATCTATTCAACCTAAACCTAATGGAATTACTTCGATTAAGTAAAGGCCCTTTTGCCCTAGATCAATCCAATTAAGGAAACTGTTAGGCCGGTGATTATTGGACAAGTACGCTAGTCCTAGAAGTGCTAGAATGATTGCTGTATTGTATTCAGCCAAGCTTTCGCATGTGTCAGGGGAGAGTTATGAACCCCTTGTAGCACTGCACATCCATACAGCACGAGACACCTTCATTACCCATACATTAATTGTATCACAGTGTTGGTGCGTTGTCAAGGGAACTTATACACTT